CCTATCGCGTCCAGCATCGTCCATGCTCACCAAAAAATGTATTGCCTCTGCAAGCGCATCCATCAAGTCGCGCTTCTGGTTGTCATCCATCGTCCTTGTCCTTCTTCTTTTCCTTTCCTTTCACATAAGCATCGGCCCCGAAGAATGCCGATACCACAAGCCCTACGGACATGAAATAAACGCCAGACATGTCCCCAATGATCTTGGACTCGTTGTCAAAACCGAGCGCGCCGCTGGCGAACACGAACAATGGGTATCCAAGCATGCCGAACAGAGCAAACCAGACCATCTTGCGTTGCTGGTCGCGCTTGGCATCTTCGTCCTCCATCTCTCTGCGCATGCGCTCGATGTGGATTTTGTATTCTGCCTCGTCGATTTTGCCGTCACCATTGATGTCAGCCTTTTGAAATTCAGTCATGTCAATTTCCTGACAGTGGATTGTCCAATGCCTTCTGCAATTTATCCTCTAGTTCGGCTTTGGTGTCCTCCACCTTGGCCTCAAATTTGTCCATCTTATCCTCAAATCTGACGATCTTGTCGTTGACTCGCTTCTCGATGTCGTAAGTCAGTTGCTTGGCATCCCGAAGATTCTGCTCAATGGATTCCAGCAGGCGTTCCTGCGTTTCGATCTTGTTGGAGGTTTGCTCCATCTGGGCAGCGTAGGCTCCCAGATCAAGGCTGGCGATCTCCTCGACCTTTTGGTACATCAGAAACCCTGCATATAAAGCACCAAGTGCGCTACTGCCCACACCGCCAGCAACCACCAGCCCAGTCCAATTAAAACTAAACCCCAAGACGGTGAATTTCTTTTGCGCCAGTGCATCTTTTGCTTCCTCTAGCTTGTCGAGTTTGTCGTCCAAGTCGGCCATTTATACCTCGGCATATAATCGACTATAATTCAATTCTCATACCCGCCCAGCTTCCGCAGATTCTCCAATTCCTGCTGGAGTTTTTGCACCTCTAAACGCCGAGCCTGAAGTTCTAGCTGATACAGCGTATTGCAGTTCACCCTTTCCCTTGGCGCATCCAGAGGGATCACGATGCGTGCATACAGACCAATGTCTTTGGTCGTTGGGTTATTCGGATCTTGGCTGCTGAATGGACTGACAGCATTGTTGACGATGCCAGTCGCACCGATCTCAAAGTTGGTAGCCCCTCCGATACTGGCCGAGCATTCCATATCACCCGCACGAATCTTGTCTGTGCCGTAACTGCTGCCAGCGTTCGGCAGTTGCAGGTTGAGCGAGGAGGAATCAGCCATCGCTACCCCGCAGAACAGCACCGCTATGGCTTGAATTTTGAGCATATTCGGGTCGCAATCATGGGCTTTTTGTCGCTGTTCTCTCTCAGCTTAGACACCGAGCAAACATATTCAGCAACCGTCACATCCATTGCGCTCACGTAAATATCAAATCGGACGTGACTGAGGTAATCCAGTCGCATCACCTTGTACCGACTCACAAACTGGACAGGGTTCCAATCGGCATCAAACACACCGATCTCGTAGAACTCCACGTCTTTCCGCTTGTTAAACATCTCTAGCTCCGCCTTAAACACCCCTTCCACATGGGACGGCTTGAAGGTCGGATACGTTGGGGTCATCTCGTGCCCCATGACTGGAAATGCCAGCAGAAATAGGATTACTGCGCGATACACTCCGCCACCACCACAGATCGGTAGGTTCCGCCCGGAAACGCCTTGTTGCCGCCACCACCGTACGTCGCGGTTGAGGCCACCTTGAACCATGTCGTGCCTGTCGCAGTCAGGTCGTATTCCTTGGTCTGGTCGAAAGTGACGGCATCGGTGTCGTAGTCCGCCATTGCCACGTCGGAAACCTCCTGCACCTCAACTGAACCCGTCCAAGTCACCATATCGCTCAGGCTTGGACTGGCAGAAAACGCTGTTGGGTAAGTGATCCGGGCCTTGTACGCATCCGCCAAGGACACGTCGTAACGAACCACAGGCAGAACCCCGCCATCGGCAGGCGTAGTCGTCAGGGTGTAGGCATTCGGGTTGCCGTAGACACCAGCCACATCGGTGTTGATGAGGCAGCGGGATTGAACCGTACCTTCAATCGGGATCTCGGCAGCTTGTGCTGTGCCTGCAATCAGGCAGGCCAATAGAATCTTTTTCATCGGTATTGCTCCTCAACCATCTGGTTGTGTAGGCGATCATTCGCCATGCTGCGGAAAGCCCTGCGGTTGTCTTTGATCTGGCCACCATCCAGTATCACCGTTTCCTGATACGCTCCACCGGGTATTGTGGCTGCATAATATTGAGTCATTGTGACAGGATTCATCGCAGCAAGCAGGCCATCCTGACCCTTTGCCATCTCCAGAGCGCTCTGGAGAGCCGCTAGAGCCTTTTCCATGTCCTTCTCTTCTTCCTCGTCCTTGTCCTTTTCGACTTCATCATCCTCATACAGATCCCGGTCAGTTTCTGCCGTGGCTCGCTGCACAGCATCGTCCTCTAGGGCGTTGTAGGGATTGATCGTCGGAGGGGTTTGGGCCGGGATTTCTGGTTCAGGCTCTTTGAAACGGTATGTATATACAACGCTTGGGTCCACTACGCTTCCCGCCCCGGATGTTTCGATGGAGCCTGCGCCCCAGAGCCGTATCGGGGAGTAATTAACGGGTATCGCTTTGGAAATCGTTGCGCCTGACCTGCCTGACCAATCATCTGTTTCGCGGAATATATATCCGCCGTCAATGGCGTTTTGATTGAAGACTGTAACGGTGAAGGGGTCGGCTCGGTCTTTGACTGCGGTGTAGCGGTACAAGACCCCTGAGATGTCGAGTCCCGGAACTGGAGCCATGCCCAGTACAGACTCAGACATAGACCAAGAACCACCCCCAGCAGCAGCGTTATTGCTGTAGCCATAAATGGGATCAGAAGAATAAGAGGCTGCCGAATAGACCGCCAATAATGCCGAGAGCCTTGAGGCGTTTTTGCTCAACATCATCTGCATTCTCCTGCTCTGGTGTGGAATCGGTATGGGTAGCCCATGCCAGCTTTGCCTGTTCGCCAATCAAACCGTCATACGGGCAGGGCGTACCAGCCATCATCATCGCGTCAAATACCTTTTGGTCTTGGCACATTACCGATACGGCTGCGACCTTCATGCCCATGTCATAGAGCGTCTTGGCGTTCTTTAACCGGATGCAGTTTTCCTCGGTGAAGGTACTGCCGACAGAGATGCCGAGGATTTGCGTCTGAACCGCTCCAGATGCACCTACCGTACAGAGGTCGTTGCCATTGCCTGCTGAGAATTGCGGTGCAATAGCGGACGGTGGAGGGCTTTTGACGGTGGTGGTTTGTTCACCCTTGGTGGTGACGGTCTGCTCAGAAACGATGGGATCAGCGCCAAGTACATTGACGGAATAAGCCATCAGGCCGCCAAGCAGGAGGCCGATCACAACCCAGCCAACCTGCTCAACCGGGTGCTTCATCTGCTTTTCTGCAAATCCCCGATCATCTCGAAGATTTGATCAAGCTTGTGTTCCATACGCCGGATGTCTTCTTTGTAGTCATCTCGACGAACAAACTTATCGTTTAGACCGGATTGGCATTCATACATCTGCTTTTCGATGCGGCGCAGATCAGACACCACATTGCGGATGAACCAGCCGCCAATGGAAAGGAATGCGGTAAGGATCAGATTCCAAAAAACGACTGGTTCCATGTCAGTATGTCCCTTCCCATACGCGCAGCTTGTCGAAATCACCCGACAGCATCTTGCGTTTGATTACTTCACGAACAGCGTCGTGGTCGTCCCAGCGGAGTCCAGCTTCCTTGATCCATTGGGACAGAATATGGAGCGGAATGCGGCCTACAAGGCGCTTCTCGCCAGTCTGGCCAAGGCCAGCATCTTTGATGGCTTTGACTTCATCGAGATACGGCTCGTTGTCGTAAATCTTCTCTACGACCAAGGTTTTCCCGTTATCTTCGTGGTGAATCTTCTCGCCAATCTTCATTTACAAGTCTCCAAAGTAAAAAGGGGAGAGAGGCAACGTGCGCTAGCCCCTCTCCCCTCGCATCACACCAGATTAACCAGTCGTGGTGCAGTCAGCGATGATGCCGCTGGCCTTCTCGTTGTTACAAACCAAAGTCAGTTCGGTAACAACCTGACGGACAGTTGCGTCGCCAGTCTTAGCCAGTTCGGTGTTCTTCGTCGGACGGAGAACAGCCACTGACCACATATCGTCCTGCATGATGAATACATCACGGGAACGATTTTCGCGGCTCGGCATGAACTCAACAGTACCCCACGGAGTGACGTAAACGTCAACCGCCTTGACTACTGCGTTAGTACCGCCAACAGAAGCACCGATGGTGGAACGCTGGTTGTTCATACCAGTGAAGCCCAGAGCCTTGTTCATCTGATAAGCAGACAGATAAACAGTGTTCGGCTTGCCACCTTCTTCCCAGATTGACTGCATTACAGAGTCAAAGCGAGTCTGACTGAATGCGATCAGGGTGGTGGTTTCGTCGGTACGAGCGTCAGTACCGTCGCCGGTCGGATCTGCACCTTCGTTAGCACCAAAGTCGGTGTTGGTAATCATCCAAGCCGGAGCGCCAGCAAGTTCACGAGCGGTTGAGCTGTTGCCAGCAACGCGAGCGTTGTTGTCGAACAGTGCCTTTTCGATGTCCAGCTTCTGTTCTTTTGCAGTCTTCAGCATCTGGTAAGCCATTTCTGAAGCGCGACCTGCCTTGTTCAAGCCAGAATCGGTATCAGGAATTGCAACCGCGTTCTTGAAAATCTGAGTGTAGTTGCCCAGACGGGAAGTTGCAGTGCGAGCAGTAGCGGTAGTTGCGTCACCTTCAACGTGAGCGTTAGCTGCTGATGCGCGCAGTGCGTCAGTCTGCCATTCGTGGTAAGTGTTGGTAGCCTTCAGCTTCTTGCACTTGGTATAAAATGGCGTACTTTCTGGAGAAATATCATAAATGACGTTCTCGAGGTCTTCACGAATGCCGACGGCATCGTAGCTATCAAAAGTATTAGTTGGCTGTGCCATGACTATATCCTCAATTAAGTGTTACTGGTTTAGAACCAGACTGAGCGCATCTTCAATGCGTCCGGACTGGCCCAATTTGGCCTTACGCCGCTGCTGAACTTTCTGTTTGCCATCGCCAATCTTTTTCGAGCCGGGTTTTACGACTGGCTTGGCTCCGGAGACTTTCTTAGCCGCCTTATCCTTGCCTGCCATCAGGTTCCGATATGCCACAGCATCTTTCAGAACCATAATTGCCCGGTGATCCATCACGTTTCCAATTTCTTCTGGCTGGTAGCCATAAAATTCAGAACCGCCACGAACCAAGTTCTCACGGAGTTTGGTTGCCTTCTGGGCGTCGCCAAATTCCGGCATCACTGCCATCAAAGCCTGCTTCTCTTGCTGCAAGTACGCCTGCATTGCGGCCTGTTGAGCCTGTGACTGTTGTGCAGCAACTTTCTGCATTTCAGTCATCTGCGTGTCGTACTGTGCCTTCGCCTCGTCGTAGGCCATCTTCTGTTCCATATACCCAATCGGGTCTTGGTCGAAGAGTTCCTTCGTCGGTGGGCTGGGCGGTTGAGCAAAGTTGCCGCTTTGTAGCTGTTGATACAAATTAGCCATCTGCTGCCGTTCAGCTAAAAGGGCTTCATAAACCTGCTCTGCCTGTTTCTTGGCAGCCGCAGCTTCCTGCATCCCTTTCTGGACATATTTCTGGCCGCTGTAACCTC